GAACGTTAGCCCCCGAGATATTTTTATTTCCACGGTTAAATACATCCGGCTTTTTATTTTTACGCGATGGCAAAGGGTAAAGTTCCGACAGCGCTCTTGGTCCCTGGCTGGGATAAGAAGAACCCACAAAGGGCCCGTGAACGGGAGAATGAGCCAGAAACTCCTACCCTAGGAAGTGCTCCGGCACACATCCGAGGAAAAAGGAGGAAACAAATCTGGGAAGAGATCCGCACCAGCTGCGCTGCTGGCTTGCTGCAGCAGTCGGATGCTCTGGCTGTTGAGTCACTGGTCAATCTGACTTATGAGATGAGATTCAAAGCCCGCGACTGGACTGCATCCAAGCAGAGCCAGATGACCATGATACTCAAGCAACTGGGCATGACCCCAGCGGCAAGGGCTAGTGTAAAAGTTGAGAATCCGAAGGGCAAAGGTAAGAAGTCCGAGGGTGGGGACTTTGACGACTTCTAACATATGCCAAATAAACTGTCGGCGGCGCTTAAGGGTACACCCTATAAGCACTGTTATGCTGCTTTGGTCTACTGTGAGGACATTGTCGCGGGGAAGGTTCCCGCATCTGAGCTCACCCGTGCAGCCTGTAAGCGACACCTGGATGACTTACAAAACCAGACCCGGTTCAGATTTGACGCCGAGAAGGGTGAGAAGGTCTGCCGATTTGCGGAAAAGATGCCTCACATCAAAGGAAAATGGGCGGCAAAAGGACTCAAGATAAAACTTGAGCCTTGGCAGGCGTTCATACTCTCGACGCTATTCGGTTGGGTAGATGTTAATGGCCTACGGCGTTTCGATGAGGTCTATATCGAAATACCCAGGAAAAACGCGAAGTCGACTCTCGCTGCCATCATTGGGCTCTACATGTTCTCAGCTGACAGGGAGCACGGCGCAGAAGTATATAGCGGCGCGACCAGTGAGAAACAAGCCTGGGAGGTGTTCGGCCCCGCATTGGCGATGGCCAAGAAGCTGCCAGGGCTTTGTGAGCGTTTTGGTGTATTGTGTCATGCAAAGAGCCTTTCGATCCCTTGGACAAACTCGAAATTTCAGCCAGTAATCGCAAAGCCAGGTGACGGGGCTAACCCTCACTGCTGGATTGTTGACGAGTATCATGAGCACGATGATGACAGTCAGAAGCAGACTGCCATCACCGGGATGGGCGCGCGTGACCAGGCCATGTTCATGGCCATAACAACAGCAGGATCGAGTACCTCCTCTGCATGCTATGAGTATCGGATTGAGTCAGTTAAGGTCCTGGAGAATACGCTGCCGAATGACAGGCTCTTCACGATCATATACACGATTGACCAGGGGGACGACTGGTCGGATCCAGCGGTCCTGGCCAAGGCCAATCCTAACCTCGGCGTATCAGTTAATGAAGAGAAACTGATCGAGGCACAGGCAAAAGCAGTCAATAACCCAGAGCAACAAAACCCGTTCAGAACGAAGCGTCTGAACCAGTGGGTAGGTGCCCGGGTCGCTTACTTCAACATGGCCGCATGGGCCAAGTGCAAAAACCCAAAGCTGAAGGAGTCTCAGCTTGGCGACTGGGACTGTTATGTTGGCCTGGATGCCTCGAGTCATTGCGACTTTACTGCGAACGTCCGGACATATCACAAAGTCATCAAAGGAAAGGATTATTATAAGTTTTTTGCGACTTTTTACTTACCAGAATCCACCATCGAGGAGGAGAAAACTGGTCAGTATAAGAAGTGGGCTCAGAAAGGCCTCATCAGTGTGGCCGAGGGTCAGGAGATAGACTTCGCGGTCGTTGAGGATGATCTGATCACCCAGTTTAAGAGCATTGAGAACTTCATCGAGTGCGCATATGACGAGACCAAGCTGCAGTATCTAAGTCAGCGGACCCGTAAAGAGGGCATTGAAATGGTGATGTTTCCACACCAGGTGAAGCCGATGTCGCCCCCAACCAAGGAGCTGCAGGCGGCAATCCTTGGCGGGCGTGTTGAGCATGATGGCAACCCCATCCTGGCCTGGATGATATCGAATGTGGTGTGTAAGGTTGACCGCAAGGACAATGTTTACCCATGTAAAGAGAAGCCAGAGAATAAGATCGACGGCGCAATCTGTTGCATCATGGGTGTGGGCCGGGCTAAGCCTGAAATCGAAAGCAACGAAATTAACGACGCCAGCGACGTCATCGACTCCGGAGACTAATCACATGCTTGAATCAACGGCCAGAGCCACAGGCAAGGCCATGGCCAGGATGCTCGGGAGAAGCCCCCAAAATTCAACTCTGCAGAACCCGAGCAGCGAGTTGATTGAGGCCCTGACTGGGGGATCCACTGGGGCCAGTGGTATTCCCGTGACCGAGTCGTCGGCGCTCAGGGTGGCTACAGTTTACGCATGTGTGCGGGTCCTGAGTACGATTTTTGCAGCGTTACCTGTTCACCTCTACCGTGTGGATGGGGACAAGCGGGAAAAGGCCAAGGACCACCCACTGTATGCGCTGCTGCATGACATGCCCAACGAGGAGATGAGTGCCTATACTGTCAAGCAGATGATGATGAGTTTCATCAACTTGAGAGGTACGTCATTCTGTGAGTTTGCCAGAGATGGCCGGGGGGTGATCCGTGAGATATACCCACTGACCGGCCAGGTGATTGTCGACAGAGACAAAGCAGGACGGCTGGTTTATGAGCATCATGACGGTACTGGCCCGAGGCCCGTGCGGCGCGATCGCATGTGGAGGGTACCTGGGTACTCACACAACGGGATAACTGGTATTACTCCCTTGTCCTTGGCCCGTGAGACTTTTGGGAATGCCATATCCAATGGCCAATACGCAGGCAGCATGTTTAAAAATGGCGCTCACTTTAATGGGTTGCTGAGGGTTGAGCAGAACGTCCCGGATAAAGAGAAAAGGAAGTCAATTCGGGAGTCATTCCTGGAAGGATTCAGAGGTCCAAGGAATGCTGGGAAAATCCCGCTGTTACACAACGGTGCGGAGTTCATAAAGACATCGATGACTCCGGTGGATGCTCAGTTTATTGAGAGCGCGAAATTCAACCGTACTGACATCTGTGGTTTTTTTGGTGTCCCGCCTCACATGGTTGGAGACCTGGAGCGTGCGACGTTCAGTAACATTGAGCAGCAGTCCCTGGACTTCGTGATCTATTCACTCATGCCGTACATGGTGAATTATGAGCAATCAATTTTCCGGGATTTGTTGACCCCTGAAGAGCGGCAAAGGTACCGAGCAAAAACCTCAGCCCAGGCGCTGCTGCGCGGTGACTCAAAAGCGCGAGCAGAGTTTTATCGGTCGATGATTAACAATGGTGTCATGACTCACAACGAGGCGAGATCACTGGAAGACATGAACCCCGCCGAGGGCGGAGATGAGCGATACATGCAGACGGCCATGGGCCGCATTGACGAGAATGGGGACGTTACCCCAGGAGCAAAGGCGAATGAAGAGCAGGATGTTGACCAGGTACCAGAACCTGATCAAGAAGAACAAGAAGAACCAGAGCAAGATTGAGGCCATCCGCGCCGAGGGCGAGGATGTCACTCACTTGTATGTTTATGGGGTCATCGATCCCTGGTTTGGCGTCAGTGCTGCTGCATTTGCCAAAGAGTTGAACAGCATCGATACCGATGAGATTGTGATCCACATCAACTCCCCTGGAGGCCATGCTTTTGATGGCAAGGCCATGGCTGCGGAGATCAAGAATCACAAGTCTGTGATCACCGCACAGATCACTGGGCTGTGTGCCAGTGCCGCGACCTTCATTGCGAATGCATGCGATGAGGTCCACATGGATTCTGGTGCTTTTTTCATGATCCACAAGGCCTGGGTTTTTATGGCGGGAAATGCTGATGACCTGATTAAGGAGGCCGAGGTCCTTGGCAAGCTCGATCAGTCGATGGCGCAGGACTATGCCAAGAAGACAGGCAAAGAACTGTCAGAGATACAGGACCTTATGGCGGCGGAGTCATGGTTCAGCGCCGAGGAAGCCCAGGACAATGGCTTCATTGATCAGATCATGGATGAGGACGATGACGAGGAGCCTCAGAGCAGGTACAACGTAGAGGCATTCGAGAATGCCCCGGCTCAATTGCTGGCAGAGCCCGGTCCTGCAGGTCCAGATGAGCCAGAAGTCGAGGAACCAGAGCCAGATTTATCCAAGTTTCAGCTTGCACAGGCTAAGGCCCGCGCAGCTTTTGTAAGTAGCCGATAGCGCAAGCGGCGCAATCAGCGAACAGGCCTGCCTTGTGCGGGTTTTTTATTGCCCGAGATTCGGGACTATTCCACTAAATCGGAGAAACAACGATGTCAAACAAAGACGAATTAATCAAAAAGCGCCGCGAGATTGGCGACGAGATGAAAAAGATGACAGCCAACATCGACGCAAGCAAATGGACGGAAGAGCAAAACGATGCTTTTCAAGCCAAGAGCGATGAGTATGACAAGACTGATCAGGCTATCGCTGCCATCGAGAAGTCAGAAGCTGCTCAGGCTAAGCTGGACGACTTTGAGCCGGTTAACCGGCCGAACGTCGAGCAGGTCAACGAGGGAGAGCCGATGTCTGAAGGTGAAAAGATACTGGCTTCACCGGAGTATAACGCTGCCTTTGCCACCTTGGTCCAGTCTAAGGGTAAGGTTGTATCTCCAGTGATCACCAACCTACACCAGGACAAAACGATCATGAGTTCCCTCTCTGTTGGCACTGACTCGGAGGGTGGGTACTTGGTGCCCACTGAGTGGGAGCGTCAGATGGACAAGCT